GACGCTCATCGTCGTTCAGTCACAGCTACATTGTTAGAAAACCAAACTCGTGCATCTAGAGAAGCTGCACAGGGTTCAGGTGGCTACTCAATGCCATCACTATTAGGTGAAGCGGCTCCAACTAACGCAATGGGTGCTTCGTCATCAGTTGCAGGTGATGGTGCTGTCGACATCTTTGACCCAGTACTGATCTCATTAGTACGTCGTTCAATGCCAAACCTTATCGCTTATGATATTGCTGGTGTTCAGCCAATGACTGGACCAACTGGTCTTATCTTCGCGATGCGTGCACGCTACAGCAACCAGACAACTGGTGCAGAAGCATTGTACAACGAAGCAGACACAGACTTCTCGAAGTCAGCTGCTGGTAACACATTGTCAGGTTTCGCAATTGACGAATCAACTGGTGACGCAGTTACAACAGGTCAGACAGGTTCTGATCCAACTGCCCGCGCTTCTGCAAACGGCTACACAGTTGCAACTGGTATGTCAACAGCACAAGCTGAAGCTCTAGGTGATGCATCAAACAATGCATTCCAAGAGATGGCATTCTCAATCGAGAAAGTTTCAGTAACTGCAGTTTCACGTGCGTTGAAAGCTGAGTACACAATGGAATTGGCTCAAGACCTTCGCGCTGTACACGGCTTGGATGCAGAAACAGAGTTGGCAAACATCTTGTCAGCAGAAATTCTTGCTGAAATTAACCGTGAAGTTGTTCGTACAATCAACTACACTGCTACAGCAGGTGCTCAAGACAATACAGCAACAGCTGGTACATTTAACCTTGACGTTGACTCAAACGGCCGTTGGTCAGTAGAGCGCTTCAAAGGTATGATTTTCCAAATCGAGCGTGAAGCGAACCAAATCGCAAAAGACACTCGTAGAGGGAAAGGTAACATCCTGATCTGTTCATCTGACGTTGCATCAGCACTTCAAATGGCAGGTGTATTGGATTATACTCCAGCGTTGTCAGCTAGCTTGAATGTAGATGACACAGGTAATACTTTTGCAGGTATCTTGAACGGTCGTATCCGCGTATACATCGATCCATACTTCACAAGTGCATCTGGTAACCAGTACATGACTATTGGTTATAAAGGTTCTAGCGCATTTGACGCTGGCTTGTTCTACTGCCCATATGTACCTCTACAGATGGTACGTGCGGTTGGCGAGAACACATTCCAGCCAAAAATTGGCTTCAAGACTCGCTACGGTATGGTCGCGAATCCATTTGCTAAAGGTGCAACAGCAGGTAACGGTTCTATCGCATTCGCTGATAAGAACGTATACTACAGACTGGTTAACGTATCTAACCTTATGTAATAATAAAAAGAGAAGGGTTAACCTTCCACTTCAAGGGCTCCTCACGGGGCCCTTTTTTTTTGACTTAACAGGATTTAACTATGAAAAAATTATTAATTACTAGCTTATTTTTAACCGGCTGCACTGGCCAGGAACATTTTTATAATAATGAACCTGAATTTGATTGGATGCCAAGTGATCTACTATGGCAACATAATGTGAGAGATTGTAGAAGTCAACCGCAATGTAATGTTGCAGACTTATTTGAGAGAACATAATGTACGGCGGTCTACCTATGTTTTTAGCTATGTGTTCTGTTATTATTATAGTTGATATAGCATTACATGTAATGATTCAAATGTATTTTGAAGGTCACGAAGCATTTAGTAAACCTTTTTTGTAGCCTAAATATACGTAAACTATTGAGGTATTAAAATGGCTGAATCAGGCGCATTATATGCACAACCAGAAAATAAAAATATGTTATCTCCTACTGGCTTTCGGTTTGTATTAAATCGAACTCCTGGTGTTAACTATTTCACATACAGTGTACCTATTCCTACTCTGAGCCTTGGAGAGATCGATACTGAGAACCCAAACGTAAGATTACCATTTCCAGGTGATAAGTTACGCTTTGAACCTCTTTCAATTCGCTTTAGAGTAGATGAAGACTTGCAAAACTATCTTGAAATACATAACTGGCTTCTAAGCTTAGGTTATCCTGAAGATATTTTAAATCAGTCTGGATATGCTAGAGGTGCATACAATACAAGTGGTGCTGTATATTCAGATGGAAGCTTATTAATACTAACAAGTAATATGAATGTTAATCTTCGTATTACATTTAAAAACTTATTTCCTATTTCTCTTACAGAACTAAATTTTGATGCATCTTTGACTGATATTGAGTATCTTGAAGCCACAGCTACATTTAGATACTCTACATATGAGATAGAAAGAGTAGCATAAAACAGTTGCACTAACTGTGTTTTAATATTATAATGAACGTGTAGTGTTTTTAAGACTGGATAATATATAATGAATATTGAAGATATCATGGATATGTGGACTCAAGATGCAAAGATCGATGATGTTGATCTAGATCGTGAGAGTCTTAGCGTGCCTAACTTACATGCAAAGTATTTAAAGATTTTGTATCAGCAGAAGCTTAAGCTTCGTAAATTAAATATCCAGAAAAAAACGTTAGTGAAGGTACTCGGTGAGTACTACAAGGGTGATCTAAACAACCCAGAGGATCTTAAGGAGATCCAGCGAGAACCATGGTCTCGTACCATTCTCAAGCAAGATATAAATAGTTATGTAGATAGTGATGATGAAATGATTAAGCTCTTCACAAAGATTGCGTATCAAGAAGAGGTGGTGTTGTTATTGGAAGATATAATGAAAAATATTAATAATAGGACCTTCCATATAAAAAATGCAATCGAGTGGAGAAAGCTTACCAACTTCGGTATTTAGAGAATTGATTACATTATCCAAGGTGAATGAAACATACTTAAGAGTTGATGGCTCTGGAGGCGTGAGACGTGAATTGAATGAATTCTTTTCATTTTATGCTCCAGGGTATAAATTTATGCCCGCTTATAGAAATAAGTTCTGGGATGGAAAGATACGTTTATTTGACGGTAATAAAAATACTATTTACCTTGGATTACTTCCATACATTAAAGCATTCTGTAAAGATAGAGATTATGATTTAGAGTTTGATGATACTCTTGAACTATCTAATGAATGCTCTCTATCAGAAGTAGAAGAGTTTGCATCTACTTTAAACTTACCATTCGAACCTAGAGACTATCAAACTGAAGCAGTTGCTCATTGTATTCGTGAGAATAGAGCAATGATTCTATCACCTACTGCCTCTGGTAAGTCTCTTATTATATACTTGCTTACTCAGTTTTATCAAGAGCATAAAACATTAATTATTGTACCTACAGTATCTCTTGTTACTCAGATGGCTGGTGACTTTAAAGATTATGGTTTTAAAGAAGATTGTAAGCTAATTACAGCTGGTGTGGACAAGCATAATATTGATGAGCGTATAACAGTTACTACATGGCAATCTGTATATAAAATGCCAAAAGCTTGGTTTGATCAATTTGATGTAGTTATTGGCGATGAAGCACATTTATTTAAAGCTAAATCTCTTACTTCTATTATGACTAAACTGACAGATTGTAAATATCGTTTTGGATTTACCGGTACTTTAGATGGTACAGAAACACATAAGTTAGTATTAGAAGGATTATTCGGTGCTGTTAAAAACTTTGTTAAGACGAAAGACTTAATTGAACAAGGGACAGTTGCAGACTTAAAAATTAAAATTTTAGTCTTGAAATATGCTGAAGAAACAGCTAAAATAAATAAAGATAATAAATTTCAAGATGAGATGGATTTTATTGTTCGAAACGAAAAACGTAACAAATTTATTACTAATCTAGCAAAATCATTAAACGGTAATACTCTTATTCTCTTTCAATATGTAGAAAAGCATGGTAAAGAATTATACGCGCAGATTGAACAATCCCTAAATAGTAAAAGAAAAGTATTTTTTGTCTTTGGTGGTGTGGATGCTGAAACAAGAGAAAGTGTTAGACAAATCGCAGAACGTGAGAACGATGCAATCATTATTGCATCTTATGGAACGTTTAGTACCGGAGTCAATATCAAAAATCTACATAATGTTATATTTGCCTCCCCGTCAAAATCTCGTATCCGAAATTTACAATCGATTGGAAGGGGACTTAGAAAGAGTGATACAAAAGAAGCAATGACATTATATGATATTGCTGATGATCTACAATATAAAAAGAAAGTAAACTACACACTCAGACATTTGTATGAAAGAGTAAAAATATACAACGAAGAGCAATTCCAATATAAAATTTATAAAATAAAACTGGAGTAAAAATGCATAAAGGTATCAGAGTAATAAAATTAACATCAGGTGATACCATCGTTGCAAAATTAACTAGAAACGACGCTAGTCCTTACGTGCAGATTCAAGACCCAATACAGTTTACATTAGTGCATAAAAGTGGCAACGAGGGCAATTTAGTTGCATCTGCATGGTTAGAAACAGAGGAAACATCGTTTTCAATACATAAAATGCAAATTGTAGCAGATGCAGAACCTAATCAAATGTTAAAAAGTTACTATAATTATAGTTTAGAAGAAGTTCATCATGAACTATCTGATATAGAAGAAGAATTCTTTAACGATTTTGAGACTAATACAGTACATTAGTAGTTGCACTTTTATTAAATTTATACTATAATATAATTGTTTATTCTAATAAGGTATAGTTATGGCTAAACGTAAAAGAAACGAATATGTAAATAATAAAGATTTCTTAGCCGCGCTTATTAAGTATCGTGATGAAGTAAGAGCAGCTGAAGCAGAAGGTAAACCACGACCGCGAGTACCTAACTATGTTGGTGAATGTATTATGAAGATTGCTACTCACCTAGCTCGTAAACCTAATTTTATTAATTATACATTTAAAGACGATATGATTTCAGATGGTATAGAAAACTGTCTGCAGTATATTGATAATTTTAATCCTGATAAGTCTAACAACCCGTTTGCGTATTTTACTCAAATTATATGGTTTGCATTTTTACGTCGCATTCAGAAAGAAAAAAAGCTATTATATGTAAAGTATAAAATGACTGAGAATGTTAACATGATGCATATGACATCAGATAGACAAACTCATGACATTGGTGGAAATTTTGATGATAGTATTAAGATGAGTGAGTGGTCATCAGATTATATGAGTAATTTTATTAAAGATTTTGAAGAG